TTTTCTGAATGGGGCAACAGAGGTGTGCACCTTTGGAAAGTAGAATTAAAAAATCAGTTAATGACAGCGGGTACAATTACTTACGCTACACCCTCTGATTGTAGTGATGTATTAGAAGCTTATGTGTCAACTTCTGAAACTGTAACTTCAAGCACAAACGATATATCATTAACTAAAATTGATAGAAGTGCTTATGCAGGACTTCCTAATAAAGGACAGACTGGTCAGCCCTCACAATATTATGTTGATAGACAAATAACACCAACTATTAGTTTATATCTTGCACCTGATGCAAACACTTACACATATTTAAAATATTATTATATACAAAGAATTCAAGATGCAGGTGCCTATACTAATCAAACCGATTTACCTTATAGATTTTTACCATGTATGGTTTCTGGACTTGCATTTTATTTGTCACAAAAATATGCACCAGAAAGAGTACAACCTTTAAAATTATTATACGAAGATGAATTAGAAAGAGCTTTACAAGAAGATGGTCAAAGAACATCTTTATATATATCACCCTTTACATATTTTGGGAGTATTAATTAATGCCATATGCAAGAGGTAAAAAATCATTAGCTATATCTGATAGATCTGCTCAACAATTTCCATATTTAGAAATGGTAAAAGAGTGGAATGGTTCTATTGTTCACACTTCTGAATTTGAAGCAAAACATCCACAATTAGATCCACCCTACCATCCTGCAGATCCACAGGCTTTAAAAAATCCTAGAGCAGATGTAAGACCAGGTGGAGGTTTATTATTACAATTAGATTTAAACTATTGGCCAGGTCAATTTACATCTAATGGAATGCAACCTGGAATAAGTGGAGATATTATTAATACAAGAAGACAAGCTAATATAGTATTAGGAAATGTAACTATTAATATAACATGACATACGCAGAATTAGTACAAAAAATTAGAGATTATACAGAAGTAGGTTCTGAAGTTTTAACATCTACTATTGTTAATGGTTTTATTAGAGATGCTGAATTTAAAATATTTAGAGAAGCAGATGCTGACTACGCGCGCGAGTACGCGACCTCTACATTTACAACTAATAATAAATATTTAGTACTTCCTGATTCTCCACAGTCTTCAGGATCAACAACTTCAAGAAGAGCATTAATTGTTCGTTCAGTGGTTGCTACAAATACATCTGGTATTCAAGTTTCTTTGGAACCGAGAGATGATACATTTATAACAGAATATAATTCATCAGGATCTACTGGTTTTCCTAAGTATTATGCTACATTTAGAGAAAATGCTATTGAAGTAGCCCCTACACCAAGTTCAGCTTTTGTAGTAGAATTAGATTATATTTACACTCCAGATGGTTTAAGTGTAACAAATACAGAAACTTATATTTCTGTTAATGCACCAGAATTATTGTTATATGCTTGTTTAGTAGAAGCTTTTGCATATTTAAAAGGACCCATGGATATGTACAAACTGTATCAAGAGAAGTATAATATGGCATTACAAGGATTTACGTTAGAACAAACAGGTCGAAGACGTAGAGACGAGTATCAAGATGGAACGTTACGAATTAAAGTACCGTCACCATCACCATAATAAATTTATAGGAGAATAATTATGACATTAAGTATAGACCAAGCGGTTTGTAATAGTTTTAAATCAGAACTATTAGGAGGTGTACACGATTTTGATTCTGGTTCAGGACAAGTTTTTAAATTAGCACTTTATCAATCAAACGCAGTATTAAACGCGACTACAACAATATATTCATCAACTAATGAAGTTGCAAATACTGGACAGTATACAGCAGGAGGAGGAATACTAACTTCTCAACAAGTATCATTAGATAGTTCAGTAGGTATAGTAGATTTCGCAGATTTATCTTTTACAGGAGTTACATTAAGTGCACTTGGTGCAGTAATATATAATTCATCAGCAACTAATAAAGCTGTTTGTGTATTAGATTTTGGTGCTGTTAAAACTGCAACATCTGGAACATTTACAATTCAATTCCCAGCTTTTACATCGGCAGCAGCTATATTAAGAATAGCTTAAGGAGGAATTCATGTCGTCTCCCTGGGGTTCAGGCGTATACGGTATAGGATACTGGGGAGAAGGCAATCAAGACGCTACAGTAACGTTTGAAGCGTGGGGCCAAGGTTCGTGGGGCGCTAATGCTTGGGGTATAGGCAATGTTACTACAACACTTACAACAAATATAAATTCAGTTGTTATTGCAATTGATAATGTTGTTTCAATAACTGGAAATCAATTAAATTCTACAGTTAATGTAGTCTCAATTACTGCTGATTCTAATTTAACATTATCTACAAATTTATTACAAATAAGTTTAGGTAATGAAAGTACTTCTGCAGATGTTGCAATTAGTTTAACAGCATTAGATATTTTAAATACAACCCTTGGAGCTTACTCAATTACTGCAGATGGTAATACATCTGAAATCGTAGTTGGGGATTCAATGAGTTCTGCAGCTGGAACAATAACAGCTGATGCGGGATCTTCATTTGAAGTAACTGGTAATCAAGCTAATGTATTAATAGGTGATGAATCTCTTACTGGAGATGCTTCTGTTACTTTAGCTACAAATTTATTAAACACAACTACAGGCACAGCTACAGGCGATGTAGCTATTGTTATTTTAACCGGTTCTAGCGTTTTAACTAGCACAGGAGCAGTAACCTTTACTATCGATGGATCTGTTACATTAACAGGGGTAAATATGACAGCTTCTACAGGTCGTTTATTTATTACAGCTTGGGCAGTTATTGATATAGGGGTAACTAATAATTGGGGTGTTGTTGACATAGCCGCTTAATGAAACTAAAATTGATTATATTACATAATTTATAAGAATTTTTATGGCATCATCATATTCTACAGACCTCAAACTAGAGTTAATGGTAACAGGGGAAAACTCTGGAACTTGGGGAGATAAAACAAATTCAAATTTAAACTTACTACAACAAGCCATAGCAGGTTTTCAATCTGTAGCACTGACATCTACAAATACAACATTGTCAATGACAAATGCTACTATTTCAGATGCAAGAAATGCTATTTTACAATTTACAGGAACAATTACTGCAAACTGTACAGTATTTATTGAAACTGGAATTGAAAAAACTTACATTGTTGATAATGCAACATCAGGAGCTTTTACAGTAGCTTTAAACCAAGTTGGTGGTTCTTCTGTTATTTGGGATGCAACTGATAAATCTCATAAAATAATTTATTTAAATGGAACAAATCCAACTGATATAGGAAATGATTTATCTACTATCAGATTACCCAATCAAAATGAAGTTAGATTTGGGGATGCAGATAACTCAAATTATGTGTCATTAAGAGCAGGAGCAACTGTAACTTCTAACTTGTCTTTTACTTTACCAACAGCAGATGGTACTAGTGGACAAGCTATAGTAACTAACGGTTCAGGGGCATTATCCTTTGCAACTGCTGGAATATCAACAGGAAAAGCTATTGCAATGGCAATAGTTTTCGGGTAAAATAACTACGGAGTAAATAATTATGGCAAATCCAAATATAGTAAACGTAACAAGTATTTTAGGAGAAACAGTCGTAGGTGCACTGACAACTACATTGACTACAGTTCTTCTTACAAATGCAGCTTCATCAGGAAAAGTTTATAAAGTTAATTCAGTAATGATTTCTAACATTGATGGTACAAACGCAGCAGACGTAACACTTGATCTTGCTCTTAATGAGTTAGGTACAAGTACAGCGTACTCTATTGCAACTACTATTTCTGTTCCAGCTGATGCAACTTTAAATTTAATTGATAAAAATTCTTCTTTCTATTTAATGGAGAATAGATCTTTAATAGGCGGAGCTAGTGCTAACGGCGATTTAGAATATTTAATTAGCTACGAAATCATAAATTAATCGGAGGTCCCAGCTATGTCTAATGGCGGAATTATCGGACCAATTAATGATCCAACTCGTGGACTATTCACCACAACATTTACAGCATCAGGAACTTACACATCACCAGGATTCGGTCCAGGTACAGGAACAGTTTTAATTGTTGCTGGAGGAGGTGGTGGTTCAGGAGATGGCGGTGGCGGAGGTGGAGCAGGTGGTTTAATTTTAACACCTTCAACTTTTTCAATATCATCAGGACCTATAGTTATAGGAGGTGGTGGAGCTACACAAACATATCCATTAAAAGCAGATTCAGGAAATGATTCATCTGGTTTTAGTTTAACAGCAAAAGGTGGTGGAGCTGGAGGAACAGGATCACCAGGAAATGAAACAGGATCACCAGGAGGATCTGGAGGAGGAGGTAGAGGTAATAGATCACCAGGAGCAAGTGGAACAGCAACACAACCAACACAACCAGGAAATTCAGGAGCATATGGATTTGGAAATGCAGGTGGACCTAACCCAGGAGCAACAGGAGCACCTTTTGCAAATTCAGCTGGAGGTGGAGGAGCTAATGCTGCAGGAGGAGCAGCTCAACAACCAACAGGTGCTGGAGCAGGTGGAGCAGGTAAAGATATAACATCATCATTTGGAACAGCCCCACAACCATTCTATGGACCAACATCAGGAGTTTATGCAGGTGGTGGAGGTGGAGGTGGAGGTTTAGGTGGAGGAAGTGGAGGAACAGGTGGAGGAGGAGCAGGAGGTTCTCCAAGCACAAATAGTTCTGCAGCTACATCCAATACTGGTGGAGGTGGAGGAGGTGGAGTACCTTGTAATGGAGGAAGTGCAGGAGGATCAGGAATAGTTATTATAAAACAATGTGGAGCATCACCAACATATCAAAACGCACCAGGAGTCTGGTCATTAAGTGAACAATACAATTATAAAAAAGCAGGGCAGTGGACACCAAGTGCTCCAATATCTGGAGCTAAAGTTTTAATAATAGCAGGTGGAGCAGGCGGAGGATCTGATGGTGGAGCAGGCGGAGGATCTGGTGGATTACTTTTATTATCTAATGTATCAATTGGAACAGGAAGTTCACCTGTAACAGTTGGTGGAGGTGGAGCAGGTGGAACATGTAGTCCAACTACCTATGAAGGAGCATCCGGAACAAGTTCTATTTTTGCAACCCCTACTCAAACTTTTACAGCATTAGGCGGAGGAGGTGGAGCAGCACCTGGATCACCTGGTGAGAATCCAGGAGGATCAGGCGGAGGTGGAACAAGAGGTGGTGGACCAGCTAATGGTGGAACTGCAACACAAACGGATGCATTAGGATTCCCAGCTTCAGGATTTGGTAATGCAGGAGGAAGTAGTAGTCCAAATAGAGAAAGATCAGGTGGAGGTGGTGGAGCAGGTGGAGCAGGAGTTACTGCAACAGATCCAGCATCAGGTGGAGGAGGAGCAGGTAAAGATGTTACTGCTACTTTTGCTCCAGGTTTACCTAATTCAGGAATTTATGCAGGCGGAGGCGGAGCAGGATCAGGTGGAGCAGCAGGACCAGGAGGAGGAGGTGCAGGAGGACCACCTAGTTCAGGAAATGGAACACCAGGAACAACTAATACAGGAGGTGGAGCAGGAGGTGGAGCTCCAAATCCATCTAGAAATGGTGGAACAGGTGGACCAGGTATAATAATTATAGAATATCCAGGATCTCAAAAAGCTACAGGTGGAACAATATCATCAGTTCCAGGACCAGCTACTAGACACGTATTTACTGGTTCAGGGACATTTACATATTAAAATGGATGTACTTTCATTTTATAAAAATTTATATTATAATAACATTTAGGAGTAAATAAATATGGCACATTTTGCAGAAGTAAACAGTTACGGTTTAGTATTAAGAGTTGTTGTTATTGATAACAATGACGTAAACGCAAATGGCGGTGATCAATCAGTTGCAGCAGAAGAAAAAGTTAAATCTATAGTTCCTTTTACATCTGGAAATAGATGGATTCAAACTTCTTATAACAATAATTTCAGAAAACAATATGCTGGAATTGGTTACACATTTGATTCAACAAAAAATAAATTTATCGCACCTCAACCTTTTGCATCTTGGT